AAGAAAATATTAATTTTAACATAGGCAATTGCATTAATGATTTAAATTTATTAAGTGCAGATTTGATTTTTTTGGACACAATGCATGATGGCAGTTTTGAAAAAGCGTTATTGGATCATTTAGTAAATAACAGCTACAAGGGTGTGGTTATAATGGATGATGTAAATGAATATCCAATATTAAGATTAATCGCAAATGACATTGCAAAAGCAAATAATTATGAAATAATTGAATTAACATCAATTGGACACTATAGCGGAACATTAGCTATAATTTTTTAAATATGAAAAAAGTTTTAATTACTGGAATAACTGGTCAAGATGGGAGTTTGATGGCAGAATATCTTTTGTGCAAAAATGAAGATATTGAAGTTTACGGTGCGCATAGAAGGCTTAGTGTGCCTAATCATTGCAATATCGAACATTTAAAATCAAACCCAAGATTTAAAGTTGTTGAAATGGATATCACAGATCCAGAAAGCATAAATAATACTTTTGCCGAAATATATCCAGATTATTTTATTAATTTTGCAGCTAATTCTTTTGTCGGTAATAGTTGGAAGATGCCAATTAACCACATGCAAACGAATGCGATGGGTGTGCTTTACTGTCTTGAGGCAATCAAAAATATTAAACCAGAAACTAGATTTTATAACGCTGGCAGTTCAGAGCAATTTGGAGATGTAGATTACGCGCCACAAGATATTAAGCACCCGTTTAAACCAAGATCTCCATATGGGGTTTCCAAATGTACTGCACATCATTTGGTAAAGGTGTATAGAGAATCTTATAACATTTTTGCAGTTCAAGGAATCTTATTCAATCATGAAGGCGTTCGTAGGGGAGAAGAATTTGTGACTAGAAAAATTACAAAAAATGTAGCAAGAATATACAAAGCCATAAAAGAAAGAAAAACTTTTGAACCATTAAGGCTTGGAAACATTCTCTCTCAAAGAGATTGGAGCGATGCTGAAGATTTTGTGCGTGGAGTATGGCTAATGCTGAATCAAGAAAAGCCCAAAGACTACGTCCTCTCTTCAAATGAGACTCATACAATTAAAGAATTTGTTGAACTGGCATTTAAACATGCAAAAATTGATGGCGAATGGATTGGAGATGGGCAAAATAAAAAATATATTGTGCCAAATTATGCGCATGATGTCTCAGATATTAAAAGTAACATTTTAATGGAAATAGATCCTCAATTTTATAGACCCGCAGAAGTTGACTTACTCCTTGGAGATTCAACCCCAGCAAGAGAAGAACTTAAATGGCAACCAGAAACATCGTTTCAAAAATTAGTTGAGAAAATGGTAGACAACGATTTAAGATCGTGATATAGTGCCTTATGGCAAAAAAATTGAATAAAAGAAATTTGCTTAAGAAGTTCTTAGAAATCCCTAGATCTGCATCTAGGGATTTTTATTCTCGCGAAATGAAGATGCTGAATTCTTTGATAGAAAGATATTCAGAAGAGTTTGTTTCTAAACTTAATTTTGCTAAAAAATTTGATAGCATGGCTGTTGTCATATGCGAAGCGTTCAAGATTGAACTTGATAGAAAATTCAGAAATTTCAATTACGAGATTGATTATTCTAAGTACGAGGTTTATAAAGTGGATGCCATCAAGCATGGCAAAGATTCAACGGTAAAAAAGAAAATTAAAACAATTAGGGACTTTCTAAATGGCTAAAAAAGACGAAAAAATCATCACTTCAAACGAAATTCTTTCGAATTTCTTAAAAACAAACAAAGACAGTCACTTCAACTTCGAAGAAGATTTTAATTACAAGGTCTCTAGCGGATCTCTTCAATTAGATCTTCATATGAATGGCGGTTTTGGTCCAGGTCTTCATAGGTTCTGCGGCATTAATGAAGGTGGCAAAACATCTCAAGCTCTTGAGGTAATGAAGAACTTTTTAAAAACAATTCCAAACGCCAAAGGCTTTTATATTAAAGCTGAAGGCAGGCTTTCTCCAGAAATGAAAGAAAGGTCTGGAGTTCCATTCGTTTCTGATGCTGAAAACTGGAATACTGGAACTTGCTTTGTATTCGAAAGTAATATTTACGAAACCGTTGTAGATGCAATGAGATCTTTAGTTGCTAACAATCAAGAAGGCATTAAATATTACTTTCTTCTTGATGCTGTAGATGGACTTATTTCTAAATGCGATTTAGACAAAACTTTTGAAGATTCAAATAAAGTCGCTGGAGGCGCTGTAATCGCCGCCAACTTTATGAAGCGCATGTCTATCGCTTTAGCGAAGAGAGGGCATATGGCGGTCTTTATATCGCAAGTACGGGCAGATATTAAGTTAGATCCATATTCTAAAGCTCCAATTAGACAGACCACTGCAACTGGAGGCAATGCTCTATTGCATTTTGCAAACTGGATCTTAGAGTTCGAACCAAGATTTAATGGCGACATGATCCTTCAAGATCCTAGTAATAAAAAAATAGATCTTGAAAAAAATCCGCCAATTGGACATTGGGCAAAAGTCACTGTAAAAAAATCACCAAACGAAAAAACAAATTTAACCATTCCATATCCAATTAGGTACGGAAGGAAAAACGGTAATTCAATTTGGATCGAAAAAGAAATTGTAGATCTTTTATACGCTTGGGAATTTATGGTAAGAAGTGGGGCGTGGGTTAAACCTTCAGAGGATTTTATAGAATTAGTTAAAGATACTGGTATAGAAATACCAGAAAACTTCTCTGGCGAAAAGGGTTTATTTAAATTTATTGAAGATAACTCTAGTCTTTGTAAGTTTTTGATTAATTATTTTAAAAATTCCATTAATGAAATTCAAAACGCTTGATGGAAAAGATAGAGTTGTAAAAAATTTAAAGAATTCTTTAATAAAGTGGGATGCCAAAAGTAAAAGTAAATTGCAACAAAAAGTCAAAATTTTCTTAAAAAGTTACTGGCAAGGAGATGTGGTTTTTGAAGAAATGAGAGTGGCTGGGACAAGACTATCTTTGGACTTTTATAATGCAAATAAAAAAATAGCAATAGAAGTTCAAGGAGAACAGCATTTTAAATTTGTTCCATTCTTTCACAACACTAGAGGAAGTTATTTAAAACAAATAAAAAGAGATGTAAAAAAGATAGAATTTTGTGAATTAAATAAAATTCAACTTATAGAGATTTTCCCTAATGACGAATTAAGTAAAGAATTTTTTGAAAATCTTGGGGTCTATTTATAGTGTAAACAAAAATATGGCCAAAAAAAAGGTAAAATTCAACAAGTTTGAAATTCCAGAAAATTTTTTGGATACTTTGTACGAGTTAACTGGATCAGAAAACAAAAATAAAGGATACATTATTTGTTATATAGATGAAGAGGGAAGTGGCCAAATCAAACAAAAGTTCGATTGTCAAGCTACAGAATTTGCTTTGACCAAATTTATGGAAATTTTTATGAATGATAATTCAGATCTTCATAGAATTGAATTCCAAGGAGATGCATTTGAAGGTAATGATGGCGAAGAAGAGGAAGAAGATGATTGACAAGTAGTCAGACCGTGCTATCATCCAGCATGATCTATTCTTACGAACTAGAAAAACAGCTTTTAGCTGGCTTGATTAAAAATCCCAACTCTTTCATTGACATTTGTTCTTTCGTCAGTGAAAGGGATTTTTATTCTGAGGATTCGGTTTTAAATAAGACCATTTTTACCGTCATTAAACAGGCAATTGAAAATGCCGAAGACGTTGATGATGTGATTATTGCCCAAAGAATTCAATCTTTGGGTTTATCTTTTGAGGATAATATTAATGTAGCTGATTATATTCGATCCTTGGGAATGAGGAAGGTTTCTGAATCAAGTACAGTTAAAGCCGCAAAAGAACTCAAGAAGTATACAATTCGCAGAGAGATATATGAATCTTCTGTAGATGTTGGTAGGAAGATGAAAACGATGGCTCCAGAAAGTTCTTATCTGGATATTGTTAATACTGCAGATAAAATTTACAATTCTAAAATAAACCACTATGAGATAGGGGCTGACGTTCCAGAGAATATCTACGAAGATATGGAATCAGTCATTGAGGACAGGGGTAATAATCCAATCAAAGAGTTTGGTTTAATGGGACCACATAAGAAGGTAAACGATATCTATGGATCTCTACTTCGTCCAGGTAATATAACCGTTATTGTCGCAAGATCTGGAGTTGGTAAAACTCAGTTCTGCATGGATTATTCTACCAAGGTAGCCGCGCAATACGATATACCAGTTCTTCACTTTGACAATGGAGAAATGAGTAGAGAAGAATTGATGATGCGGCAATGTACTGCATTATCTGGAGTTCCAATGCATTTATTAGAGAGCGGTCAATGGAGACAGTGCGGAGAAGCTGTTGTCGAAAAGGTTAGATCAGTTTGGCCAAAGGTAAAAAAGATGAAGTTCTTTTATTACAATGTTGGTGGCATGGATGTTGATTCAATGATTAACACTTTGAAAAGATTTTATTACTCTCAAGTCGGAAGGGGGAATAAGATGATTTTTAGTTTTGATTACATTAAAACAACTTCAGAAAAAAGCGACAAGAATGAGTGGCAAGTAGTCGGAGAAATGGTTGATAAGTTCAAGAAATGCATTCAAAAAGAAATGCTGATTGATGGAAAGCCAATTATTCCAATGATTACATCAGTTCAAAGCAATCGTAGTGGAATCACAAATAATAGAAACTCTCAAAACATTGTAGACGATGAAAGCATTGTCTCACTATCAGACAGGATTATTCAGTTTTGTTCTCACATGTTCATCTTAAGAAAGAAAACAACAGATGAGATTCAGCAAGAAGCAAGCCAATTTGGAACCCACAAACTAATTAATATCAAAGCGAGACATTTAGGTTCTGATTTAGTTGGTGCGCTAGAACCAGTTTTAGTTGGCGATACCTTAAGAAACAATTTTATTAATCTAGAATTTAAAAATTTTGCAATAACTGAAAAGGGAGATTTGAGAGACGTTGTTCAATTTTTGAATGGTAGAGAAGATTTAGATGATTCAGAATTTAGCGGCAGACTAGTACCAGATTTCAATGAACTTTAGAATTTATTCATCCTTGGTCGAACTAGGTTACGAACTCTCAGATTTCGGCAATCATTGGAGAACTAAGGCTATGTATAGAGGTGGAGATAATCCAACCTCCGTAATGATATATAAGGACACTGGCGTATGGAAAGATTTTGTGGCGAATAAGGGACCAATGCCATTCAAGAAACTTGTTGAATTAACTCTGAATACTACTGATTATTCAGTAATAAAAAAATACGTAGAAGATTACGCTGAATATAAGGCGGAGGAACCAAAAGAAAAATTAGAAATGGAAAAAATATATCCAGAAGAATGTTTAAAAAAACTTTTTCCTAACTATGCCTTTTACGAAAAAAGAGGTATTTCTCAGTCAGTTCAGTTGATGTATAGGTGCGGTTTAGCTTCTGCTGGCAGAATGTATAGGAGGATTGTTTTTCCAATTTATAATTTTGACAAACAAATTTGTGGATTTAGCGGAAGAAAAGTCGATGAAGATAAAGATGTTCCAAAATGGAAGCATATTGGTTCCAAAAATAATTGGGTTTATCCTGCATGTATTCCAGACTTTCCAGAGATAAATGACGAAGTCATTCTTGTGGAAAGTATTGGAGACAGCATGGCGTTATCTCAAAATGGCTATCATAATAATCTTGTAATGTTTGGCTTGGATTGTAGTAACGCTTTAATCAATTTCTTGATTTCTAAGAATCTCAAATGTATTTATATATCAAATAATAACGACTCTTCTAGTGAAAAAAATAGGGGCTTGATTTCTTCCATCAAAGCTTTTATTAAATTGTCATCTTATTTTGATCTTCATATTCTAAAAATTAAACCTCCTTTGTTAAATGACTTTGGAGAAATGCAAAATTCAAAAGATGAATTTTTATTCAATCAGTGGAATAATAATGAATCACTAACTATTGAAGACATTCTAAGCTTTATTAAAAATAACGAAAGCGAATTCAATAAAACAAAATTAGTTAAATTTTATAAAAAATGTCTGAACGAGTAACGCTATCTGCAAGCAGAATAAAAACCGCCCAATCATGCAGTTGGCTTTATTGGTTTAAATATATTCTTAAAGCTCCAGACAAAAGCAATGATGGAGCAAAAAGAGGAACTATATGTCATTTAGTTTTTGAATTACTTGGAGACGTTAAAGAAAAAAAGAACTATGAAAAAATCATAGAAAAACAAGATGTCTTTGCGAGTG